CATTAGAAGAATGCAGCTGGATTCAGTATGTTTGCACCAGATCCAGTGACTCCGGTTTGTAGAGGTGATACAGCTGGGGTGTAATTACCGTTGACAATTCCGCTTACATTATTAATAATGTCTGCTAAGGGAAAATACATACTGTTTTCTACTGTGTAATTTGTATAGGTAAAATTAACATCGTAAACTGTGGCCGCTCCCGGTTCATCATAATTCAAGCCTATGTTATTGATTAATGTTGGCACACAATTATAAAATGTAAATACTTTTCTAGGTATCTGGCTTATGTTTTGGTAGCTTCTTGTGTAGCAGAGAATAGTAATATTAGACTTAACGTTTCTAATATCTTTTTGACCAGGTAAATCACCTGGATATGCTACCATGCCCATGTGACTGGCAAGCATTACCCAGGGTCTAAAAACATTGTCTATAATACTAGTATTAGTTTCTAAGAACCCTAACCTTAATGGAACGCCTGCATACCCTGCTCTACCTTCAGACATTACGCCATTAATAAATCCTCTATTCTTGCCACCAGATCCTATTGTAATATCCTTGGTGGCAAACGTCTCGGATGGTAATTGTGCATTTTGTGCAAATACGCAACCTATAACTTTTTGAAATGGAAAACTAGTTAATAATGTTTTAGCTTGGTCTATATCATAACCTTTTTTAGCACCATCAGTTCTTTCAAGTTGTTGCATTATTCTAGTGTTCAAAAGCCTGGGAAATGAGTCGATTACGGCTATCCACTGAGATTGTAATGGAATTGAAGTTAACCAACTTTGAAGTTGTAGTAAAAAGTAGTCACGGGTACTGATTAACGGTACTCCAGGTATATTAAACCCAAGTAAATTGGTAATTTGAGGTTGACTTAAAGGATTAGTACCACGGCCTACACCTAAAACATTGTTTGTAAGGCCTTGAAAAGCGTTTGTTAGCGGGTTATTCATTTACTCCATTATATTTATGGAGTAAATACGGTTATGACTTACGAGTAAAGTAATGGTAAGCTAGCTTGACATCAAAGGATACTATATCGCCTTTGCCAGCAGAAAAATCATACTTAATACCACCTACTTCGCGTATACTAACTCCGACTAATTGATATTGAGCAACCTTTTCCATTTGTGTATCTAGCTGAATAAGATCTATTGTACTAGATTGTGTCGGGGTAAAATAATTACCAGTACTATTGGTGTCATTAAATGTGTCACGAGTCCAGTCTTCAAATTTTTGTCTAATGTTGTTTCTAGCATCATTATAAAATGTTAATGTGTAGTTCGCGCTATCAGGGTACTGAACAACACCGGGTAGGTTAAAGTTTAGACCCATGTAACTTGTAGTTACATTATTAATTGAACGAGCAGGTAATGTAGCTGCACGAGCATATACTAGATCATCTTCACCAAACGTCTGTGTCGTACCACCAGGAGAGATACTTAGAACGCGAAATTGAATGTCGCGTTGAAAATCACGCGCTGATGCTACTCTATAAAAATCTGCTATTAATTGTTTTACGGCTGCCATAATGTATTATTTATTCTCCATTATAGTTTACGCTAATAGCTCCTGGAAGTTTTGGCTAGTACGTGTTGCATAGAAGCTTACCAAGATAAACTCTGCGGCACGTACTGGCTTTAGATAGATATCAACTTTCATTTCGTTGTTATCGATTACATCAGGTGTATTGTTGCGTTCGTCGCATATGATTAGGTAATCATAAACACCTTCCGTGTTCTTAGCATTTTCAAAAATAGGCGTTAGCGTATTAACAACCTGTGTTCTTGTAAAGAGTGTGTTCGGTTCAAATATGAAGTATTTGACTGTATCTCTTGTAGCTATTTCTAGATTCAAGAATAGTCTACGAACATTTACTCTATCAAACGCGCTAGGCTTCTTTAATAGTGTCTTTTGCCCGAAGATTACAAACCCTTCAATAGGGAAGAACGCCACTGGATTTAAACCTATCTTATATAGCTGGTCACGTTGTTTTTGCTTAGGATAGAATCCTAAATCATTAACCCCGACAAGAACACCGCGCGTAAATCCAGCTGGTGCAAACCATGGCTGGAAGTTAGCATCTGTATTGCCCATTGCAGCTGCAGCAAATCCGGAGAACGGTACCCATACTTGTCTGTTAGACGATGGATCCAGTACCTGAGCCACATTGGCGTATGTGCAAGCATAGCTGGTATCTGTAATACCGAACTGATGTCTTAGAGGCCAGTAGATATGCTGACTGAAGTTAGTAGTTACATATCCAGGAGCATAAGGATCAGGGTCTTGACCCGCATTAGGGCTCCAAAGCTTTGGTGTATTAATAACTTTATTATTATCACCTTGAACAAAGATATGTCTTAAAGCATCAAGAATAACCAAGAAGTCTTTTCTTTGATTTTGAGCTTGATTTACAAAAATGCTAGCTATAGAATTGTATGTCGATCTAATTAATAGACCTTCACTATTTAGATTCTCGGAATTAGTTGTATAGAAAGCGCTAAGAGCATTTATTGGTTGCGAGTCGATATAAGGCCCGCAAGCAGATAATGGTAAATCTGCATTTAAAGTTTGATAAGCTGCCCCAACATAGATTGATCCTAGACCAGCTTCACATGCAATATTGATTGGGTAGAGATCAGGATTCTCAACTAATTCAAATACTCTCTCAAGCTTTTGAGGTAGATTGCCAATATCTTTATTAGCAACTACTGTATTGGTATAGATACCAATTGGGAATAATGCATTGGTTGTACCTAGTTGAGAAAGTAGGTCAGCTACTTTAGCAGAATTTGCACCCACCCTTGTAGTGTAAGAAGTATTATTATCTACAAATCCAGGTACGTTAAATGGTGTTGCAAGAGCTGGGGATAGCATTCTTATTTTCTTATCAGGAATACCATCACCACCTAGCCAAGAATCACCATATCTATTACTGATATAAGGATTGACTAGAATTCTAATATTAGGTGAAGTACTAGATTTACTACCCAAGAAGAAGCTAATTGCAGGCCCGGCGTTTTCCGGGGCAATTTGACGATGATAATCTAGAGAACCAACCATGCTCTCCGAAAGAACATAATCAAGAGCAATTACATCCGGGGAGAATACACTCTGACGTAGTTTGAATATACCAAGCGAAAGTGTATCGTCAAAAGTACGGGGGCTTAGATCGTAGTTGCTTAGATTTTCCATTACTTCACTAACTGAAGTGCCATCTCCAAACTTAGTTGCACTTAAGGTAAAGTTTAATCTTGCTGGAGGAACATCAATGTATGCATTAATTGATGTGGCATTGCTTCCGATACCTTGAACACTTAATACCCCGTCAAACGGAGTAGCAGGGTTATTATTGTTGTTATCTGTTAATCCTAGATAATAACCTTCAAACTTATTATTGACAGTAGTTTGTGCTCTATTAAGAACAATCACACCTGCGTTTTGAAGAGTGTTGAAAGTAAACTTTGTTGCACTTAGTGTTTGATGATTTAGCCAATTAATATCATTGTTTAAAAGGGCCTGATACTGCTCGATGTCTAGTTCTAAATGAGTTGGCGTTCCTAAGAAGTAAGCATCGGCAGAAGAAAGGTCATTTGTACTGGTACTGTTGAGAGTAGCAGCTACTGGGTAGACCAGGGCGCTATATTTCCATTCAGCAAAACCTTCTCCTTTTGCAGTCCCATAGGGTAATCTAGAAACTTTTAGCTGAACTGGAGATTGAAGAACTGCTTTAACAGTATGGTAGAAATATCTCTCAGCTGCATTTGTTGGCGTACCGTAAACTTGTTCAAATTCACTAATACTTGTAGGCTGCAAAATTTCGTCAATAGGCCCTTGATTTGCAAAACCTGTAATGAATACGCTTGTGCCTTGGTTTACTACTGGCCTTAAAGAAAGATCTACTTCCCTAATTTCTACACCGGGACTTTGAATTGTTCTGGCCATATTATACTAAACCTCCAAGAAGAACTTTTTGACTCATATCATTTATATTTATATGTTTCGTGTCCTACTTTTGCAAAGTTTTATCTCTTTTTTACAGTAAAGACATTTTTAATTGATGATAAGCAAATTGAAAACCACATTCCATCTCATTAGGATCCCTATCATTATAGTTAACACCTTCTAAACCTATAGGAAATGACCTAATATAATCAAATCTAACAGTTCTTTTACCATATTCATCTAAGCTATATATAGATATGTCTGTCATGTATTCGGTCGTGTTAGAATCTATATTAGGGTTGTTAGGGTCAAATATACCGCTAGTAGAATTATTAAAAACATCTAACCATTTATATAAAACCCAATAGTTGTTAAACTGGTTATCTACAGTAAAGCTTATTTTTAGACTAGGAAATTCAGGTCTTGCGTAAGATGTTACTTTTAGTGTTTGACCAGAATATGGCACTAAAACTGGGGGAACTTCTATAGGCGGTGCAACCGCGCCCCATATACTAAATTGTAGTGTATTGAAGTTTACTGTATTATTTCTTCGTGTAATTTCAGCTATCTTATCTTTTAAAATATCAGGAATGGTTAAAACCAGTATAAATTTATCCCTACGCTGTTTATTGAAAGGACTCTGAAAAACTGGTGTTTTGTTTACAGGGGTTGCCACGGTTTATTTAATCCTAATTCACCAGGGAACATCCACCCCTGTTGTCTTAAATCTTCTATTTCTGAATCGCGAGGTTTTTCATTATCCATAACTACTGGTAAAATACCGTTATCAGTATTTTCTAATTTTTCGTTTGAATAAACAGTAAACGGGCTTATTACGCCTCTTAAACCATAATCAAGTTGTTTGATTACTTGAGGGCGGTCACATGCATCTAATGAGACAACATCAAAATATTTTACGCAAATTTCATTTTCTAAAGCCATCAAAGCCCATATTAAGGACATTACCCGATCATCCCAGCTGTTTGCCCCGGGGCGAGCGCCCCAGGTGTTATTTGGAAATCTAATAAAACTTTGCATTTCTTTTAGCGTGTTGATATCTCTAATTTTTACCGCACGTAACTCGTTAACCCAATACCTCATGTTTTGTACTCCACGATATTTGGTATTGGTATGAGAGTATATACCTACTCTTTTTTGTGTGGCTTTATCACCTGCCTTAGCACCCCATGTAACTATGTTTTCGTATCTATGTGTAAATTTTAATTGTTCTACAACTTGAGCACCACAGCTGTTCCTCTCAATTAATACTGGAGGTCTTCCCCATTGATTTAGAATTTCTAATAATTTTGCCGTAAATTGAAAAGGTATAGTGTCTCTGGTATGATATATGGCAACTTGTTCTATAGAGGTTAAATCCGTGACATCTAAAATTTGTATTACGCTGGCGGCTTCACTTACCCCCTCGCTTATATCAACACCAATAACATACAATCTACCTTCTTTAGGTTCCTCCCAAACTAGATATCTGTTTTCATCAAAAACAAACTCCGGCTCTCTCACTTCTCGATAAAGCAAATTGTAAAGCTCTTCATCAACAGAACTTTCCCCACCATGTAAAAATTCATTACCAAACTCCTGTGCAAAAGCCTCATTACTTCCTAGCGTCTTTATAGTGTCGTGTTTCCACTTTTCATCTCTCCCAGGTATTTCCCACCAATCAATTCTCTCTGCAACCCAATTATTTTCACCTCCTTTTGCGCCTTGATACAAATTATAAAATAAATTATCGGTTCCATTAGGAGTACTTGCAATAAAAATTTTAGATTTTTTTGAAGATGAAATGATAGGGTAAACAGATTCCCAGAATTTCTCTACAATATGATTATCAATAAACGCTAACTCGTCTAGAATAAGACAGTTGCAACTATCACCTCTCCCAGCATCACTACTGGTTGTACTAATACCTATGCTACTGCCATTTGTAAGAGTCATGCTTGTTTGACCATATTCTACTACACCAGGTTTTAAGAAATTAGGTAACATTTCATAAGCCAGTCGAACGCGTTTAAAAATATTTTTAGCGGTTTGTTCTTTGTTAGCTACAATTAGTATTCTTTGATCCTCATTAAAGCATGCATTCCAAAGACAATAAATTGTCATAAGGGTTGTTTTACCGATCTGTCTAGAGGCCAGGAGTATAACAAATCTTCCATCTCTCAAGCTTCTCAATACTCTTTTTTGACAAGGATATAATTTAATTTTTTCTTTACCACGGTCTAGATTTATAATATAAAAA